AACCGCCGATTATTGGAGACCTTCAACCGTCCGAAGTAATTGATTCAACATACTTTTTTTGTTAATGACAAGAACCATCCACATCACTGAAAACCCAGTTAAACTAACTGGTTTCAACGCAATACTTAAGCCTTCTAAGTTTGGTTACACACTTAGGGCAGTAGTAGGAGAAGAAATAATTGATGCTTTAGACGCTGAAAGAACAGACTGCTTAGATTGGTGTATAAGTAAGCTTAAGTGCAAACCTAATAGAGCTACTTGTAAGCCAGAGCCATGGGAAGAAGTTTACCCCGGTAAATTTGTAGTTAAGTTCTCATGGAAGGAGGATAATAAGCCACCTATTGTTGACTGCGAAGGTACGTTAATAACAGACGAAAACCTCCCAGTTTACGAAGGTAGCGAAGTAAAGATTGGATTTACTCAGAAGCCTTACCTATTGCGTGATGGAACTACATACGGCACTAGCCTAAAGTTATCTGGTGTACAGATTGTCAAGGTACAAGAGGGAGCTTCACTTGGTGGAGATCTTGACGAGTCAGGAGTAGCTAGCTTGTTTGGTAAAACTGAAGGATTTAAGGATGGTGATATAGACACCACTGAAGCAGCAGGAACCCCAGCATCAGTAGAAGCAACTGACTTCTAATGTTTCGCAGCAAACTCGAAGAGAAAGTTGCTGACCTTTTATTTGAATTAAATATTGATTACGAGTACGAGAGTAAAAAACTCTGCTATGTAATCCAACATCATTACTCTCCAGATTTCATTCTTCCGAACGGACGAATACTAGAGGTTAAAGGATATTGGGATGCTCCAGATCGCAGAAAAATTCGTGCTGTGATCAAGGACAACCCTGATATAGACCTGAGAATGGTGTTTCAAGATCCATATAAAAGGATTAGTAAGAAATCTAAAACGACGTATGCCATTTGGTGTGACCGATACGACATCAAATGGTGTGCCTACCACGACATCCCTGTTGATTGGTTGATATGAGCGATAGCGAATTCGAACGTCACGAGCCGTGTGAGGTGTGCGGCTCGTCTGATGCGAAAGCAGTCTATACAGACGGACACACCTTTTGTTTTAGTTGTCAGTCCTACGGGGCTGGTGACTCCCCACCCACCATTATGAATACTAATGTCTCATTCAAAGGACAAGCACAACGACTCTATAGTCGAGGAATCAGCGAAGCAACCTGTGAGTACTACAAAGTCTACAGGGATGGCGAACTTCTCCGCTTCCCTTATTACAGCAGCAGTGGCTCACTACAGGGATTCAAAACAAAAACCAAATTAAAGGAATTCAAGTATGAAGGGACCACTACTGATACTCTCTTTGGTCAGCATCTATTCCCTAGTAGTGGTACACGGATCACTATTTATGAAGGTGAGCTAGACGCATTATCAGGATGGGAGGCAATGCCAAACTGGCCGCATGTCTCATTACCTCACGGTGCAGCATCGGCTAAGAAGGATTTACAGAAACAGATCTCCTACCTCCAAGGGTACGACGAGATATGTCTATTCTTTGATAACGATGAAGCTGGACAAAAAGCAGCACAAGAAGCAGCAAGTATCTTACCTACTGGCAAGGTAACGATTGCGAAGCTTGCTGAATATAAGGATGCTTCAGATGCAATACAAAAACTAGATACAAAATCAGTTAGAAATGCTATTTATAACGCTGATCGTTATCAGCCAGACGGTATTGTTGATGCAAAGACATTACTAGAGTTAGTCACCACACCTAACCCTCCATGTCAACATGAGTACAAGATAAAAGGTTTACAGAAACTAACCCACGGCATGAGGTCTGGGGAGCTTACTACTATTTGTGCAGGTACTGGGCAAGGTAAGAGTACATTCTGTAGGCAGTTAGCTTGTGACTTATTAAACGCAGGAGAAAAAGTTGGATACATAGCATTAGAAGAATCTAATCGCCGGACGGCATTAGGTCTGATGTCAGTATCTACAGGTAAAGCCTTACATATAGGAGAACATGAGCCGACTACGCTCAACGGTGCATTCCATAGCACATTGGCTAATTGGAATCTACATCTTTACGACGGTTTTGGGAGTATGGACCCTAACGTTATATATTCTCGTTGCGAATATATGGCTCTCGGTCTCGAAACAAAAGTCATCTTCCTTGATCATCTATCCATCTTACTCTCTGGTCTTGAAGGAGTAACTGACGAACGTCGTTGTATAGATAAGGTCATGACCGACCTAGTGTCATTAGTTCAACGTACAGGTATTAGCTTATTTCTTGTAAGTCATTTAAGAAGATCAGGTACTGGCTCAACCTCTGCGGAGGAGGGCGGTAGAGTGTCTCTCTCAAGCCTTAGAGGATCACATAGCATAAGCCAGATAAGCGATAACGTATGGGCATTGGAAGCTGCTCAACAGAAGGAGGGTGATAGGTCTACAACCCTAAGGGTTTTAAAGAACCGCTACACGGGGGAGGTAGGCGTAGCTGCAACACTTAAGTATGACAAGGAGACATGCCAGTTCGTTGAAGACGACGGCGAATCGTTCAATCCATCCACTGATTTCTAATGCTCGTATTCGACATAGAGACCGACGGATTATTGAAGACGGTTTCTAAAGTCCACTGTCTAGTTACCTATGACACTGAGACAGATAAGCTCACTGCTTACAACAACCAAGGTGACTGCCCCAGCATTGTTGAAGGGTTACTTACTCTAAGCAATGCTGAACATCTAATCGGACATAACATCATTGGTTATGACATACCCGCACTGCGTAAGATCTATCCTCACTTCAAGTTAGAAGGAAAGCCATTCGATACCTTAGTTCTCTCACGTCTATTTCATCCCAACATGTATGAGATAGATAAGAAGAGAGAGTGGAAGGATATGCCTACCAACCTATACGGACGACATAGTCTTAAGTCATACGGCTACAGACTAGGAGAGTATAAAGGTGACTTCGGTGAGACAACCGACTGGGCGGCTTGGACCCAAGAAATGCAGGACTACTGCATCCAAGACGTAAAAGTAACTATGAAACTATGCGAGCACTTCCGGACTTACCTGACTGGTGCTGGCTAGAGCATCAGGTTGCACAAATACTAACTACCCAAGAGGAATATGGATGGCATTTTGATGAGAAATCTGCATGGGAACTTGAACAAGATCTCAGAAACGAACTGGAAGAAACTACTAAGGTACTTCGAAACAGGCACGCTTTCGTTGCAGACAAGGAATTCACTCCTAAAAGAAATAACCAGACTCAAGGTTATGTAGAAGGATGTACCTTTACAAAGGTAAAGGAATTAAACGTTACCTCTAGAGACCATATCGCATGGATATTGACTACTCACTATGGATGGACACCCTCATTAATAAGCTCGAACGGCAAGCCCGTTATAGACGAGAAGGTTCTAAAGGACCATGGGTCGGATATAGCGACGAAATTTCTTCGATGTCTGGAGCTGAAGAAGCTTTTAGGGATTCTTTGCGAAGGCGTGAACGCATGGCTGAAGCTATGTACGACGTCTAGCCGAATACACCACCACTGCTCAGTAGCTACCAATACTTTTCGCTGCGCCCATAGACGTCCCAATGTGTCCCAAACGCCGAGCGATCCTAGATTCCGCGCTCTATTCACTGCAACAGACGGCTTCGTTATGTGCGGGTGTGATTTGTCTGGTATTGAGTTACGGATGCTTGCCCATTATCTTGCACGATATGACGGAGGCAGGTATGCCAACATCCTCCTTACAGGAGATATACACCAAGTTAATGCAAACAAGATCGGCATTTCTAGGCGACAAGTGAAGGTGGTCAGCTATGCCTTTTTATATGGGGCAGGAGACCAAAAGCTAGGTATATCAGTCGATCCAGGGCTTTCGCCTAGTAAAGCTAAAAAGAAAGGAAAAGAAATAAGAGCCGCATACGTCGAAGCTATTGATGGATTAGATCAGCTCCTTAAGGCTGTAAAAGCCCGTGGAGAGCAGGGATTCATCAAGGCTATAGACGGACGGAAGATCCTAGTTGATAGCTCTCACAAGGCACTCAACTACCTCTTACAGGGATCGGCTGGAATTGTCGCGAAGCGGCAAATGGTGATAGCCCACCAAATTTTCAAAGAAATAAATGTTCACTCTCATCAATTGGGATTCATCCACGACGAATTGCAATTTGAGTGCCACCCCAACGATTTAAATGACATTAAGCACGCCCTTGAACTCTCAGCAGTTGAAGCTGGAGAGTATTACAGATTACGATGCCCTATCGCTGCTGAAGCAAAATCAGGAACCAATTGGAGCGAAGTGCATTGAGTACTTAGGAGAACCAAGAGCACAAGGTAAAGATTTTAGAAAAGGATGGCAAGGCGAGGTAATAGCCTTTAATAAGCTTGCAAGACTAGGTTATGATGTTCGGTTTGAAAAACCTTGTCATTATGACTTAACTATCCACGGAGATAAAGGTATAACTAGGGTTCAAGTAAAGACATTTATTGATTTCAGTAATCACTATAATGGTAAAGAGTATTTTTATAAAAAGATAAATTTATCAAAATGTGCTTGTAATTCTGGTAAAGACCCATACTCGTTAACTGATTTTGACTTCGTAGCAGCAGTAGATGTAGATACAGAAGAAGTATTTTTAGTACCTATTCGTGATTTAGAAAGCCAAATATATCCCGGAAGTACTAAGGGTGGGGTTACTAAGAAATCCATTATCAATTATAAAATATGAAGCTTCTTATTGACTGCGACTACATCGTCTACAAATGTTGTGCTGCTACTGAAACAGAACTCGACTTTGGTAATGACGTAATTGTAGTTACATCCTCCTTCAAGGAAGCTTATTCGTGCGTAGCACGTGAATTGGGCAAGATCAGAAGGGAATTTGGCTCATTCGACGAGATGATCCTCTTTTTCACAACCCCTAATAATTTTAGGAAGAAAATTTTGCCCGAATACAAGGGTAATCGAAATAGAAAAAAGCCCTGCGGTTTCAAAAGGGTGATAAATAAACTTAGGTCTGAGTACAAAGTTGTCGAGGTAGACACGCTGGAAGCAGACGACACCCTTGGAATTTATGCAACCAAGCACCCAGGAAACATCATCGTCTCACCTGATAAGGATATGAGACAAATCCCTGGCAAACTCTATGACTTTAAAGAAACAGTAGACATCACACCAGAAGAAGGTGC